TACGTCGTAGGGAGCGCCCAGCGTCTTTCTGAGCAGGTTGACGGCGGCGTTCTCGGCCTGTGACTGCGTGGTGATGAACGACGATGAGTAGAAGCGAGGGATTCGGCCGAACGGACCTCCGAAGAATGTCGGACTCGACTCTTGCGCGTTGATGGCCACGGCGCGTACAGGCTCAATTTCGTCAGCGCCCTCACCGGTCACCACAACGGCGTTGTACACACCGTCACGAGACAATGACCGATCTGCATTCACCATGACACCACCTGATCCGGCGTTCACCACCCATATGATGTCATCCTCAGGTGGGATGTTTTTGAAAGTCAGTCGCCCCTGCTCATCCCAGTAGAAGATCTTGCCCAAGCCATCCGCCAGCGTCTTGAGCACTTCCAGGCGTGATTCTTCGACGATGAGCGAACGCCCGATAGTGGACAAGTCCGAGTCGTCATCCCAGATGATCACCGCATCGGGGTACACCTCTAGTACAATCTCGTTCACGATGTCACCGACCGAGGTGCCGGTAAGCCATTGACGCGGCTGCATGAACCGTGAATCGATGATCGTTGCCATGCGGTCATCAAGGTCAAGGGTCAGCGGACCATTGGCCGCATCGGCCTGCGTGGTCTGACTGATGCGGTAGTAACCCAACGGTGCCCACTTCACGCCGAGCGCGCCCGTCTCTACGCCGCGCGAAAGGAACACCTCGGTCCCATACGGCGCGAAATCCAGATCACGCGCGGTGGGCCATGCTTCGGCGATGCTGACACTGCCGCTGGCCCTGATATCCGCTGAGGCATCGAACTCCACACCTCCGCCTATGACCCGGAGCGATGTTCCCGATGGATCTTCCCCGGTCTGGAATCCAGCTACCAGAGTCGCGCGGAATCGGGCCGTGTGCGATCCGGCGATGAGTGAGGCGAAGTCCGCTGCGGTGACCATTACGACTGCAACCCGTAGCAGTAGTCAGTTATAAGGCGTGAGGCGGTTCCTGAGGTGTTTCTACCCCACAGCTGCACGCTGACCTGGGCCCCTGGGAGCGTAGTCGTGCCCCACCCGGGGACGTTCCCCGTGACGTTTCCTGTGCCGGTACCCGATCCGATCACGGTACCGTCCACTCGCAGCTGCCATTCCAGGGAACCGGCAGTGATGCTGACTGCGACCCCGATGCGGATGCGCGGATGCCATAGCGTCGTGATGCCGTGCATGACCTCCTGGTACGCCACATTGGTAAATGACGGCCAGAACGGGCCACCGACTACTACGGAGGTACCCGAAGACGGGTACATAGGAATGTTGAGATACGGTCGCCCCAGACCGAAGCCAGATGCCGAGTCATTCTCGAATACAACGTTGCCGTTGAGGTCTCGAATGGTGATGCTGTTTCGGTTCTGAATAGCTATCGCTCGTGTTTCGGCCGAGTCACCGTAGTACAGGATGGTGAGTGGTTCGTCAGTGTCAGCAACCCACCCAAAATATGCCTGAGCAACATCGGGGTCAAGCTTAGTCATGAACCGAATTTGTCCCAAGAAGAACGTCAAGTCGGAGACGAACTCACCGGGGGCCGACAGTTTCCCGAGAATCCACCAGGTGCCGACACCTTTCGCGTTCTCGGGGGCCCACCCAAGCATCCCGACGACATCACCGGGCTTCAACGCCAGCGCGTTGACGCCTTCAACGATAGGGACATCGGTGAGCGTGATGCCACGCCACTCGATCGTATTTCGCAGCTCGCCGCCGCGTTCCCAAGTCAGGACCTTTCCCTGACTGAACTGCACGCCGCGCGACGGTGCGGGCGTCAGCAGTGCCGCTAGATCGTTGTTGATACGGTCACTCACAGTACTTCCCCAAACGAAGAAATGTCACCTTCTGCAAGCCAGAGGTCTTGCCACGTGGGCCACATGGCCCACACGTCTTCCCACGTGCCTTCCGGTCCGATCATGTCCCATAGCATCTGCCACGTGATCGTAGTCGGGATGATGCCCGTAAGGTCAGATGCGGCCACTCGGGTGAAACCGACAGACCAGCCACGGATGTTGGTTCCTCGCAGCGAATGACGCTCGATAGATCCATCCCACATAACGTAACCGTCAGGGATGCCTGAGAAGTCTGTCGGACAATCCTCTTCGACATCACCGGGAGGCTGCAAATACAGGATACCTCCGAATGTGAGCAGTGCTCTCACTCCGCGAAGTTCCGCGTTCGTGTCCGTCGTGAAGGTCAGCGTGAATGAACTGGAAGAGCCCACGTCGGCAATCGCCAAGATCTCGTGCCGACCTTTGATGTCGTAGAAACCGGCTCGGGAATCACGGCTCAAAGCATCCCAGTCGACACAATCCAGCGGGCGATTCAGCAGCGGGAACGTCACCGACTTGAGGTAGGTTTCCAGCTGTTCAGGTGTCACGAACGCCGTCGCACCGACCGTAGGCGGGATCGTGTTGGCGGACATCGGCCCGAACCACTGCTCGTATGCCGCACCGGAGCCCTTGAATCCACGGGCGTACACCCCGGTACCTGCGACCAGTGACGTGTCCGTGGCCACCAAGCCCCAGTTGGTGGGTTCAGCGTCTCCATCTTCCCATGCTCTGGCCTGCAACGTAGTGCCCTGCAAGCGGAATCGCACATGCCACGGGATACCTGGCGTCCATGTGCCGATTGATCCTGTGGTGCCGAGTTGGGTGTACACGTTGGCCACGAACTTCCCAAGTCGGAGTTCGACAATGTAACCGTCGGCTTCGGTGCGAAACCGTAGATTCGACTCATAAGCGTTGCTGGCGTCAGCGGCACGCAGTCCGACGCCCCACTCCACGGCGGTGTCAAGCAGGTTCGCAGGGTCGGGGTAGATCGCCGACCACGTGATATCGCCATCGGTGAGACCAGATACAGGACCGGCGACCACTTCGGCAATCTGTCCTGCGGGGGCGGAACTGGTGATGACCCCGACGCCGTTGTTCACGTACATGCTGAAACCGGCAGACGAGCTACCGAGTGCCCAGGTCTGCCCGGTATCCGTGGTGCCCCAGTCGGTGCCAGGGACCGGTGCAATCGTGATGATCGACGCGGAGGGCCCGACAGTCCATGTCTTTCCTGTGGAGTCGACAAACATCATCGTTCCGGCGGCCTGTGCAGAGAAGTCGGGGTTGGCGACGATGACACCACCGATAGACGAACGAAGCTGAGCGGCGTGAATCTGCCCCGTGAACAGACCTGAGTTGCCGTTCGACCATGAACCGACTTCAAGCGGTGCGGTGCCAGAGAAGTTGGTGACCGTACCTGCAGTCACGACGGGAGAACCGAGCTGTACCCAGGTGTCGTTCAACGTGGCTGCAGTGTAGAAGGTGACCGTGTGGCCCCCAGCGCCGTTGTCGGCGTCAAGCGTTGCCCGTACCGCGAGTCGACCTTCGGTGACGGGCACTGCAACCGTGGAGTTGGATGCTGTCTGCGTGCCCATGGTGCCGTCAGTAGTTCTCCAGAATCGGAGACGGCCGGTTGTTTCGATCGTCAGCAGGTAGCTTCTCTGGTTCCCAGAGACGACCCACTTCGCCATGAGACCGCGCTGCGTGCCAACCCAAGTGGTAGTTGCATCGACGCGGATATCCAGGTCTGTCGTCAGGTCCAGGGAAGCGTGATCCGGCGTTGAGGCGTTGCTTCCAGCCGTGCCTGTCAGTTCGAGCGCCCCAGCGGAGGGGTACGCGCGGTTGAACGAGTCGTAGAAGACCGGTTCCAGGACTCTGTAATCGTTCCGCACATTGGGTGTGTACTCGTAATCATCGACAACAGTCACACTCGTGGTTCCCATGGCGATGCCCCCGCGAACATCTACCCATGTCAATCCACCGTCTGTGGAGCGCTGCAAGATGTACTCGACGTTCGGCGTCGGGGCACCGAGTGTCAGCCGAACACGTCCGAGGTCGGGGAGGTACTGCGCCGTCAACGTGGCCATTAAGCGAGCCTTCCGGTACCCGCACGAGCCCTGCGGAGTTGGTTGCGGTTCATCTCGTTCTGTTTCTCCACGACGATATCAGTAAGCTCACGATCACCGATCTTCACAGTGAAGTAGTTGTCACCGCTTATGCCTGTGGCGTTGATAGTGTCTTCACCGCCTCGCGTGTCCCTGTTGCTGGCCCCTGCACGGCTCAGCGCAGACGCCAGCAGCGAATCCACGCGGGGATCACCCAGAGGAAGAATCGCTTCGTTGAATCGACCTTCACCCACCATCGCCAGTGTCGGACCTGTGGCGAGTGCGCCGGACGCGAGGAGCGGGATGTTCGGCGTGTTGATCGTGCCGCCGCCTACGGTACCGATCCCAGGAATGTCGACGCTGGGAATAGAGAACGACAGGTTATTCCATCTGCCAATGACATAGTTTATGGCGGCACGGAAACCAGCTGCGAGCGGTTCGAACATACCGGAAAGCGCACCGCTGATGCGCCCCGGGATTCCCTTGACGAAGCTCACGAAGGTGTTCCAGGAGTTTTTGGTGTTGTTGAGTGCGGTAGAAACCACCGATTTAACCGTGTTAATACCGTTCTTGAGCGGCGTGAACACACGTGAATTGATCACACCCCAAGCCACTTGGAAAGCGGTACTCAGTGTCCGCCATGCGCGCATCATGGCGTCAACCTGCGATTGTCCAGCTTCTTTGATGAAGTTGAAGATAACCGCGAGACCATCGCCAGCCGCCTGGAACTTCTCTACTACCCATTCGATGGTAGCGCCGAGCCCCGCCACCAACAGGTTGATCAGAAGTTCGATGATCGGAATGACGTAGGGAACGATGACGTTCTCCACGAGCCACAGGAGGATAGCGCCGAGTACCTGAATGATGGGCGCTAGTACAGCCCCGACAATTTCGGCGACTACGCCGAGCAGCTGGAACAGCGGCTGCAGTGCCTCAATAATAGGTGCAATAGCCTCAAACAGTACAGTGAAGATAGGAGCTACAGCCTGTAGCACTGCGCCTACAACTTCGAGCACGACTGCAAGATTAGATCCCAGAACGTTCGCTAGTGCCTCAATTAGTGGCATAACGGTTTCTAGGGCACCGACGAGAATTTCGCCTAGAATAGTAATAATTGTCGTCAACGGACCGATAAGGGGCTGAATCGCCGCAGCGACAATCCCGAGAACAGGCGCAAGTGCACTGAGCACCGAGCCGACCAGTTCGGACAGCGGGCCTAGTAGCGGAGCAACTACGGAAAGGATATCGGCGATACCCGAAATGATCGGGGGCAACGCCGGTGCGATGTTCGCCAGAACCGTACCGAAAGTGTCGCCGACCTGGTTCAAGGCATCGAAAATGGCTACCAGTACCGCTTGCCCCTCAGCGGACGCCAAGAAGTCGTCAAATACCTGCAACGCCTGCCCGAACACCCCGAGGATGTTGCCACCGGTAGTCTGAGCAGCCGAACCGATCGACCCGATGATACCGGCGAGCGGCGAGAGGATATCGCCGATTTCCTGAAACACGGCAAGCGCATCATTCACCCAGGCCACAGCCTGACCCGATTCCGCAGCCCTGTTCAGAAATTCGGCGAACTGCGCCACCACGGCGGCAATGCCCGCCCCGGCAGTTTCGCCGAATGCTTCATTGAGCGCTGTACCGACATTGAGTAGCGCACCGAACAACGCGGCCAAAGGCTCCTGTACGCGAGCGAGAATAGTCGCCATGATCTCGAAGCTTTGATTGACAAATTCGATGCCCTGCGCGGAAGTAGCGACACCCGCAAGACCCGCGATGAGTCCGTTAGCCTCAGCGGCGACTGCGGTCATCCCTGCGGTTACCGGACCGAGCAACGTTTCCGCCAGTGAGTTCAGAACGGCATCGAAGTCCTGGAAGAAAGCATCCTGAACAGTGTTCCGTAGCTCTTCCAGCGCGGGCATCATGTCCCGGATCGCCTGCGCGGCTTCCTGTACAGCCGGTGGCATATCCTCAATGGCGGACTGGAATTCTTCGGCACTCCCCGTGGCGGCTGCCTCGAACGCCTCACCGACGCCAAGCGTAGCGACATTCAATGTCGACATGCCCGCCGCAAGCACACCAATTCCTGAGGGCAACGCGGCGATGATGCCAACTGCGGGTGCAAGCGCAGACGCAAGCTGTACAGCCGTGGCTGCGGCTGATGCCAGTGCAAGACTGAGAGCAGCGAACGCAGGTACGGGGAGTTTGATGTCAGCGATAGATGACAGAGTGTCACCTAGTCCAGAGGCGAATCCGCCTCCGAACTCCTGGCCTGTTTGTGAGCCAATGCGGCCGATGCCGCGTGAAATCGAACGCTCGGCCCGCTCCACGCCTTGCGTGAGTGAACGCTCAACGGTGCGGCTGGCAGTGCGAGCGGCCCGCTGCACTTGGCTCACGTCAAGGTCAGCAGTGATCTCCACAAACGCTTCATCCAGCGGACCTGCCATTACCGCACCTCAACCCCCGTTAACGCGTGCTCACAGTGTACCTCCTATTACCGACGTTTCCTGCCGCTCACTCCCGGAGCGGTCAACGTCGCCATGGCAGCTTTCGAGTTGAAGGTGTTCGTCTTGTCATCGCCATACCATGCCGGTTTCGGCGCGCGCCTGCGTTCCGGTTTGGCGTTCTTCGTTTCCGCAATCGCCTTGGTGATAATCGGCTTGGCTTTCTGCATTTCCCACTCCGCTACCTTCTCGGCGATCGCCGCATCGAATTTGTCTTTGTCCTCGGTTGAGGCGTTGCGCGTGGCGAAGTAGTACACCAGGTTCAACCAACGATCCCATGGTAGATCCATGTGATCGACATTGCGGGAAGTGCACCAACCGTCAAAGTACGGCCACACCTGATCAGCTGTGATCCAAACCTCTAGGGAGATTGCGGCGATGTAATGTCTTTTCCCAGCGCTTCACCGATCACCCAGGTGAGAATTTCGTAGAAGGTGCCGATATCGATCGCCCCGTACTCGCCATCGAATCGACGCTTGAACCGGTCAAGGGATTCGGGCTCGAAGATCTCGGCAAGCAGCTTGAAAATCGGCTCGGTTGCATCCTTGTCCGTCTTATCGGCAGCGGCGAGCGTCTGCATTTCGACTGCTTTCCGGTAGACCGCGAGCGGTACCGGATTGACGGGCTCATTCCCATCCGGTGCAACGAGTGACAGAATTTCCCCCGCAAGACGGGAGAACTCGGCGATACGCGGGTCTGCCTGCACTTCCGCAGGTGCCTTCGCGGCTGCCTGCATTTCACCGGCGAGACGGGAAAGTTCAGTCATTCGACCTGCGGGAACACTTGCCTTGAGGTTGAACACCTCGTTGTCGATGTCGAACTCAATGGGTTCTTTTTGAGTGGTAAAGCTCTTGCGGGTCATGGTGTCACCTTTCTAGGAGAACTGCGAGAATCCTTCTCGAAGTCCGTCTTGCAGTGCGGGGTTCGCTTCCATATAGCGTGTCCCCTGGAATACGTAATTCGCGTATTCGACATCGGTACCGATCCGCTCAACAATAGCACCGTTTCGGATGTACTCCCGAATCTGAATGGAGTTGACCAGCAAGCCGGTGTCGATGCGTCTCGGGTTCGCATTGAGCCTGCGCTTCGCGGCTGCCTGCGTAGCAAGCGCACGTGCGCGGAGGTTCATCACGACACCCGAAGAGGGGGAAGTCATGAGGACACGGATATTGCCGTAATTCGTGGAGTTACGGACTTTCGACGTTGCCACCGTTCCTCCTAACTGATGTCGCAGGGATAACCGCCGTTGGGGACGCCGATCTGCACAGTGACGGCCGAGCCCTGGCAACCGCCCATAGGGCCCACCATGATCTGCGGTCCGATCGTGTACCGGTCGAACAACTTGACTCCGTCAGTACGTGTGGAACCAGCGCACAGGCAGCACATAAGGCCAGCGCGCACCGCCCATGCGTCTTCGATCGCCACGCGAGCCGCTGCGTCGACCTCCGAACACGGCGGGGGGTTGCCCATGTTGTCACCGGTTGGTGAGCACCGGAGCATCGAAATCGTGTACTGGAACACGAACAACGGTGCCCCGCATTTGCGCGTGCCCGTGTTCGTTGTGGCGTCCCAGGGGTTCGGGAACGTGCCCGACTCGTATGGGCGGTCAAGCGAGATGACGAGCTGCCCGCACTCGCAGTCATCCCAGGCGATTTGACCCGTCGTGATGCACACGCGCTTTGGAAGGCCCTTGGTCGTACCTTCGAGGTACGGCAGGATGCAGTCGCGCAGGTGTTCGGCGAGTTCATACCCCGCGAACGGGTTCGCATTCGTAAAAACCATCAGGCAGTACCCACCCGTCGATGCTTCGGGCCGTCGATGTCAAAGATGTTCGCGAGACCAGTACCGGAAGGGTTGAATGTCTTGATGAACAGGTCAGGCCAGTACATGCCGGTCATGCCGCCCTTGAATGCCGTCCCCGAATCGAAGAACACCTTCTTGACACCCTGCCTGGTCACCTCTTGCACAGTGCCGGACGGCAGCACACAGTCTGAGGCGTTCACGCATCGCTTGGCGATCTCCACCGCGAGCTGACCCGCTGCGAGCTTGCCGAGTTCGGGAACGTCCTGCCCGTAGTCGGCTGTGACTGACCATGTGCCCGGTTCAGTGTCCGCGAGGTTCATGTCGTTGCAGCGCGGCCACTCCTCACCGTCGATGCGGACCAGCAGGTTGAAATTGTCGACGCGATAAGCCGTGGAAGGCAGTACAACGCCGTCAATCTTGACCTCGGTAATCGCAGCTACCGGGTACGGGAGTCGAACTTCGGAGATGTGCGAACACGAACAGTCGGAGAAGCATGAACCACACGCGATGTTGATCCACGCGCCACCGATCAAGGCGGGCTGCGGAAACGGCCATGAAGAGCCCGTGAAGTCATACCAACCCCCGACCTGCGGAATCCAGGGTCCAGCGGGCAGGCAGTCTTTACGGCACGGGCGCAGGGAAACCGAGCACAGCCCGAACTGCCGTTTCGTACGGTTCCATAGGATTTCGGTGGCGATCATCGCGGCACTGGCTTCAAGCTCCGGTGTCGTTCCGTCTGGGAAGTCGGCGCATGACAAGTCCCATGCTTGGCACGGGCCAAACGCCGCGCCGCCAGCGGTTGCGGCCGAAGAGACGGGATTGATAACAGGCATGGGACCCCCTTAAGGTGTGGCGAACTTTCCTGCATGTACAAACGTAGCCTGCGTGGGGTCTGACAAGTTGACGGCTGACCTCGTGACCGCGATGTAGCCGATCAAGGCGGCGTCAGCCAACATGGCATTGGGTGTGAATACCCCCGCACCAATTGCAGCTACGGCAGCCGACAAACCAGAATACGTGTTCATGCCGTACTGGATAACCATCTGGTCAACGGCATTGTTGGCGGGGAACAGGTACACGCGATGGATAGTTGAGGTGACCACGCCGCCACCGATCGGTGTAATGACACCGCCAGGCGCGTAGTTGGCAACGTCAAGCGTGTTTCGCAGAGCGCCGAACGTGGTGCTAGTGCTTGTCACGTAACGGAACTGAGCAGGGGTTTGCGCCGACGTAGTGGTTACGTGCGGGTCATTCGTCTGCACCGGCCCAACGAAGTGGTTGAACGCCTGTGAGAACAACTTCCCTGCGGATTGATCGATCATCAGGTTCACGCCGTTTGGCGTGACGTTGTTCCCCGAAATACTGAAAGGACCGAGCGACACCATGAGGTCAGAGAGCTGGTTAGCCGGTTGCTGCAGGATCACGGGCAACGACTGGTCAACCGTGATGACGCCTCCGACCTGCCGTGTGAGACCGATGCGGATATGCGTGCGTCGCTGTTCGTTCGTCGTCGGTGACGGTACTTGTGTGATCACCTGGTTGGTGTCCATGAGCCACGACGTAACCGTACGTGCGAGACTGCCCGCGTCCATTTCCAGTCCGACCACGCCGGGGAAGTCAATCCTCGTGATCGATGGGTTGAACGGGTCCGACGTGAAGTCAGTGATGTACCCGATAAACGGCGAGATATCGATAGCTGACGGGCTAACGGCGTTCGGGGTGATATCACCACCCGCCGCAATACCGCTGGAAAGCGCTACACTCATCAGTTCAGAAGTGTCTGACTGCAACGACGTGATATCAGCCTGTGCGGTGTTCACTTCACCGTCAAGTGTCGTGATGTCCACTTGTGCGGCGTCGACTTCGGCTTGCAGTGCCGCGAACTCCGTTGGGGTGACGGGCGACAGCCCGACAGCGATACGGAAGCTCTCCGAATCCGCGTGCATCCAATATTCGCCTTCTTCGGCGAAGAACGACACGGTTCCGGTACCGCTTGTTGTCAGCGGATTGTCCAGCGGAATCGTACCGGCGAGGTCGGCGAACAGAGGCGCAAGAATGTTCGAGGTCAGCGGGAAAACACGCACCGAGATACCCGTCGCCAGCGTGCCGTCTGGGTACCAGAACTTGTCCGTATACTGCGCTATCGCCATTGCCAACCCCCGTGGTGATCAGTGTACAGCCTGCGAAGTGCTACGACGGACGCTTAGTGGGCACGTCGGATGTTGCACCTTGCCGTGGTACTCGCAGTACCGTGGATGACCGCTGCCTGTTGCTCGCCACGCGTGCGGCACGGAATCCCGATATCTCCTCGCCCGGCTGTGCGTTGAGCGCATTAGCGACAGGGCGTTTCGGGAACCTGCGGCCTACAACGGTCTTGGGGGAGAGGTCGACATAGGTGCTATCCCATTTCACGCTGAGCGCCGAAACCTCTTCACCAAGGAACTGATGCGCCTTGCGGCCCTGTCCGTGCCCAACTAGGCTGGCGTCGTCGCGGTGGTCGACTAGTGACGGCCACGTGCAGTATGTAGGCAGTCGCAACATGTCGATGGCGTAACGCCCGATGCGTCGATCGTAGTTGGGATACGTCTGCTTATCGCACCACGGCAACATCTTATTGATGATGTCCGTAGGAGCCATGATCGCGACGCCCCAGTTCAGGGATGGCATACGAATCCAGGACGCGTTAGCTGCATGGGCGTCGCGCACCGCGCGCTCCACGCGGCTGGCTACGGGCCTGCGTGTCCCGGTGTACGGGGAGACTAGGCAACGTTCCGGTAGGAATGCGGCTGCCTTCTCAAGCCCTGCAATCAGATCTTTCGTGACCAGTGCATCATCCTGCACGACCATGCCCCACTCGGCCGTCTGGTCGATGGCCTCCCAGGCACGACGGCCCGTATCCCAGCGATCCGACCGGCGATCCCAGATCACGTCATCATCGGTCAGTCCAAGCCGTTGAACGAGTTCGGGGATATGGTGGGCGCGTTTCTTGTGCGCCATGATTTTGACGGACAGTCTCACAACCCCACCTTTCCGTAAACGAAGAACGACGCCAGGCCCTCACGGAGCGGCGGTTCTTCGACCTTAAGTTCCCAGTCAAGGAACCGTTCGGCAATGTCATCCGTGAACTTTCGCCGAAACACATGCCGAGCCGTGCGCCCGTCAGGGGTGTTCGTGGCGTAGATGACCACATGTCGAGTCGCGCTGTTGAACAGGTGGTCAAGGTATTCGAAGTAATCGCGGTCATCGGGGAGGTGAAACAGCACGTCCATGCTCATCGACATCCGGTAGGCGTCCTCGTAGTTGTGACCGTCAGACGGACCGATGAACCGATGCTGCGGGAACTTCGCGGTCATACGATCCACTATCGTCTGCGCTACGTCGACCCCCGTGTAGCTGGTGTCCTTCGGGAACTTGATCAATTCGAGGACTTGTCCGTCACCACAACCCCAGTCGACCACGGTTTGCACCCTGTGGTCTGCGATGAACTTGGAAATGTAAGCCGCTTTGTATGCACCCTCAGCGCCTTCGGAGCCCGCTCCTGAGCTACGCCCATCGCGGTAGCGCCGATCCCAGTATCCGGCCGGGGTGTACGCAGGCGCGCTCATTTCTGTACCCCCGGCACCCGTTCGCCGATGACCGCACCGGGCTTGCCGACAGCCAACCGGCCACCAGCCATAGGTACGGGGTCCGCGAACTCACCGGACTTTCGGAGGATAGTCACCGCTTCGGTGACGCCGATATTTTTGGTGATTCCGTAGTCATCGAAGATGATCACCGCATCATCCGTTAGGTGTCTGCGCCACGCGCGGAAGTCCGCAAGTGCGGCTTCCTGGTGGTGATCCCCGTCGATGTACAGCATTGCTACGGGCTCGCCCGTGTAGCCGTCCGCTGCGAGTGCGGTAAGGGACCGGATCGGGGTGACGATCTCTTCGACATCCGCTTTCGAGATCTGCGACAGAAAGTCATCGAAGAGCGGGCTCGGCAGCTCGCTCAGCACAGCCTTGCGCCAAGCCGAAACCTCCGCGCTCCACGCGTCGATAGCGTACACACGAGCGCAGTTGCTCTCTTTGGAGCCCGTGGCGAGATAGCAGGTTGACTTGCCCCGGTACGACCCCAGTTCGACAATCGCTTGATCCCTGGGAACAGCAGTTGCGTAGTCATATAGCAACTCACCGACATCACGGCCGATCAGTCCGTCAAGTTCGGCAAGTTCATCGAGTGTGAGCACGTCGGCCCTTTCGTCGTTCCATAACTTCGGCAGTGTGATTCCACTCGTGGACTGCAACCACTTCGGGAGCGAACTGCGTCGGGACTTTCCCGCTGCGGACCTCTGAGTACAGATAGGGGAAGAACCTTTCACTACGTGCAGTATACCCCCCGCGACGCTTCCAAATGGGCGTCAGGAATTTGGGCCCCGTTAGTACATTCGGACGGTGGCCTAGGTGACGCTTGACGTTTCCCGGGATGGCTCCGATGATTTCACGCATTATCAGGTGACCGGGAACGGAGCCTAGATAGGTGTTCCCCACCCAGTTACGGTCTTCCATCGCCGCGAACACGTCGTGCCCACGCAACTCCTCGTTGATCCGTTTGAGCGGGCGCGTGTCAACGTCAGCGTAAAAACCACCCATGTTGTAGAGCAGTTCATACCGCGCTAGGTCAGCGCGGAACTGATACACCGCGTCAGCGGGAACCAGATCTTGCGCATTATCGAACAGATCTTGGTTGCGAAGATGCGGCAGGTTGCTTTCCGTCCATAGGTTCATATTCCAGTCGGGGTGCATCTCGGCCCATGCGATGATGTTCTGTCGGAGATGATCAGGCATCGGATTACCGAACCAGATGAAGTGCAGTGTCTTGCTCTCGGTCATGATGTCGTGCATCGTTGTCCTCTCGGTACGAAAATGGGGGAGTGCAACCCGGTGACTAGGTAAGCACTCCCCCGGCACAATGGGCTACATTCGCCCACCGATCCTATCAGCTGAAGATCTCCACAGCGCCGCAAGCGGGCTCGGGAGGCTGCACCGTGGTGATTGCGAAAGCGAAGTGCTTCCCCGGTTCCCACGTGCTGACAGGCGAATCAGAAAGCCACGGATCGCCGATGTCCCACAGAGGCGACGCGGGCTTGCTCATACTCGCGAAACCGAAAGTGAACACGTCGTTCGTGAACGTCAGCTCTTGCACACGAGCGTTGTACTCGTGCGGGAACGCCCAGTAAATCCATCGCTGGTTGCCCTCGGAGTCGCAGGCGTCTTCCCCCGCAACAGGCTGCCAGATCTCCTTGGAGAATCGGGCATTGAGCAGACCGGTACCGAACTGCACACCCACGAAGTCAGCCTGCGCGTTCGACACGATCGGATCTTCGCCGAAGACCAGTGCGATCAGGTCAACGTCGAGTGTGCACAGGTTCGTGACCTCATCAATCCAGTTCAGGAATGACGGACCCTGCTCGTTGACGCACGGTTCACCGTTCGCCTTGAGTTGGAGAAGACGGGTACCGTCTTCGTAGTTGGGCGTGACCGTGATTTCCGTCCACGCGTCAGTCGTGACCTGCGCGGAGCCATCACCCGTAACGGGGACGCCGCACTGATCAAGCAGTGTGAAGCGAACGATTTCGCCTCGAATTGGATTCGCGCATACGCTAATTGGAACTACCCCCTTACGGTGTGGTGTCTTCGCCGTTGAGAATCAGGACCGCGAACAAGCAGCAATCCCAACCGAACACATAGGTCCGCTCGGCAATCATGCTGAGCGTGTTCACGTCCCGATCGAAAGACTCGACAGCACGGAACGTGTGCGGGGTCGGTTCGCGCTGATAGAACACTTCGCCCGTGGCGTACATCCACGTCTGACCGGCAGGCGGAAGCGTGCCGTCAGGTCCGGTCCCCGGATACTCGCCGATGATCACCTTGGAGCCAACGGTGGTCGTGTACATAACACCGTTGCGCGGTTCGATGAGATGCGCATCAACCGCGAGCGCCGCGAGCCGGATCGGCATATGGATGGTTGCGACACCGGAGTAGCAGCGGCGCATGGCCGCTTCCAGCATTCCCAACCCAACAGCGATTTCCTGCGCGATGTCGGAAACGGGCGTCGCAGGAATCTGCAACGTGTCGTCACCGTCGACCAGTTCAGTGTTAGCCGCGAGGTGTGGCCAGACGTTTGTCTGCCCCGCCCCCGCTTCGGCACCACCGGTCCAGAAGATGCGTTCGAGTTCGCGTTCCTCTGACCTGATGAGCGCCTGCCGGTTGCGTTCCGGGAGTTCGTCCCATTGGCCCACAGGCGCGCAATCAGCGCGGCTGTAGATCGTTACCGGAGTTGCACCCCGCGTGATGTACTCCCAAGTCTCTCCCTTGGGATTAGGTGCGGGAACTTCATCCGGTACCGCGCACTCCCCGTACGTACCAGCTACCGCAGGACAGAACGACTGCCACTGGAGGCCCATACGCCATTTGGCGTTAGCCAGTTCCAGGGAGGTCGTTGCCGGTGACAGCAGCCCGTACGCAGAGGGAGTGAACGGCAATGACGTGCTGTCGATTTGGAATCTTCCGCGACTCATCGCCGCTCACCTCCTCTCTTTGACTCGGGGTTGGCTAGGAACCGGCACACACGATGGAGCGAGCGCCGATCTCACCGGAACCGCAGATGTCGACCGTGACCACGCGGGACTCGTGACCGGGCTTGAGGAGTGCATAGCAGTCCTCGGCCCAGGCCGCCGTGTGGTCGTTGGTGCTGTTCAGCACGGAGTCACGCACGACACCCAGGTCAAGCGACATGGAGTTGCCACGGATGAACGTCCCCGGGGCATAGATCATGTAATCCATGGTGAGCGGCCAGTCGGTGGCCGGGGTAGCACCGCCAGGGTCGGTACCCGAACGGACCTGCCAGTCGCCGACGAACTGCACACGAACGCCCCTGATGTTGAACCAGTCGGCGATCATGCCGTCCGTGACACCGAAGACATCGATGCCGTCACGGTTCGCGAGGTCGGCACGGATGACCGCCTGAGCCCAACGAGGCATGACGACTTCGAGAATGGCGTCGAAGCACATGGAGTACTTCTCGCGGTAGTCAACAGCCGACAGCTCGATGGAGCTGAGCAGCGCCGACGTGGTCGCACCGAGCAGGCCGGTGTGGTCGACCGCGATGGACGCGGAGATCGCGTCACCGGAACCGCCGCCGTTGAGCATCAGGTCAATGATGCGGGCGTTGGTGGCCTTCGCGCGGATCGCCATGACCAGCCGTAGCCAGTTCGCAATCAGCTCGGGGTATGCGTAGTCGACCAGGTTACCGGCCGTGACGCAGAAACCGTCACAGTCGGCACGTCGGTCGATGAATGTGGGGCACTCGACCCGCACGCACGGCTTGAAGACAGACGAACTGTCGACCGCTTCGATGTCGTCGGCCTCAGTCCAGGTCCAGACGATGCCCGGGTCCGAAGCGAGGTCACCGAAGCTCGGCGAAGTCGGGTACTGCACGCCCCCGCGATTCAGGCCGACCGTAGGCAGGTCGATCATGCCGTCTTCACAGACGACATTGAAGAAATCGTAGGAGATTTCGGACGGAGCGCACCATCCACCAGCGGCCACCAGAACATCTTCATCCGCAGCGGCCTTGAGGACTTCGTTCATGTCCTCGGGAGTGGAGTTCTTGGAGAGCGTGAACGTGAACTCACGTTCCAGGCTCGCAACCGGAACCGCTTCGGGGTTGCCGGTGCGGCCGATTGGGAGCATCTTCGCGCGTCGGTGCATCGCTTCGCCGAGCTGCGTCACGTTCTCCAGTCGACCACCCTGGGCGAAGCCAGGGATGTCAGCCGAAGCCACGATGACGGCCTCAGAACGCGCCTCATGCACCTTGGCGTCAGGCGCGTACTGCTGAATCGTGCCGAGCCGGACACGCTGGTTGAGGTCCGTCGCAGGCTTGAGGTAGTCACCCGCGAACGCCTTCATGGTCTCGCCAATGGCCGTGGTGATCGAGGCGGTGAGCACCTTCTCATCGATGCCAGCGGAGACCAGCTCGCGCACTTCGGGAGTGGCAGCCTCAGGAACATCGTCCCCGACGTCGTCGCCGTTTTCACCGTCTTCGGGAGCTTCGACCTTCACGGGGTTGATCGCGGCACGAAGTGCGGCGGCTCGCTCAGCGTTCGCCTTCCGGGTGGTCTCGACTTCCTCAGCGGTGGTGTTCACGGCGAGGATCTGTGTCTTGATCACTTCGAGCTTGGCGAAGCCGTCAGCATCGATATCCGCTTTGCCGTCCTGGTAGATGGCGTCAAACGCCGCAACCAGCTCGTCACGCATCGTGGACAGTTCGGCTTCGGACTTACCCGCCAATGCGGCGGTAAGCTCGTCGCCCCCGTCCGGCAGGGTCTGCCCCGCCTCTTTGTCCTTTGACATCGCGTTCCCTCTGTGTATTGAAGTGAATACCCGGATTCTACACACGATTCATCGGCAAAATTGAGAAATCGCCTTCGAATCATGTGCTATTAGCCTTCAGGCGTGGTGCTCTTGAGCTTCGCCCCGTTGGAGGACCCCGCAGAAGTCTTCACCGTCACGTTTCGCGACTTGGCAATACGCGCCTGTTCCTCGGTAGAGAACACCGACACGCCGCCCTTCTTCTTGCCGCAGTTGCAGCCCATTACTCATCACCTCTCAAGGTTTTGCGTAGGCTCAAGGCGAACTCACGCATTCTCGACTCGGGGTCACGACCTACCTGAGCAGCCATTTTGTTGACGGCCGCTTTCAAGCCCACGGGCTCAGTCACGCCCGCGTGTGCACCAAAACGGATCGGTGTCACCGTCCGCGCAAGCTCGCCGCCTTGAATCGTGAACGATCGGCTTCGCGTCGGAAAGCCAGGAACCGGAACGAGCAGCGCAGCCGCAAGCTCGCGCTTGCCCGGCTTCTCGCGATGCGGGCCCCAGTCGCCGGACAACTGACACGCCATCATGCGTGCAACCTGGCTGGCATCGACACCAGGGATCAGCGCCCCGGAGATCCACACCCCGCGTGCGTTTTCGCCGACACGAGCAGTAGCGACCACCGAACACGCGTTGTCGTAGTGCTCGCGTCGGGCTGAGCCCTTCGGGCCCATTGGTGCGTGACCACAGTCCATCGTGATCGGACCGGTAGCGATCTTCGTGTAGCCGCCTCGCCCGTCGTCAACCATCGTCGCTCGGTTCATCCAAATGCCGTAGTCGACGTTGCCCGTGGGAACCGTGACACGCTTGTCCCGGTAACCACGGTGTGCCACCTGCTTCGGTGCGAGATACCCGAAGAACCGGCCCTCATCGGTCACCGTAATAGCGCCGATCTCAGGAACCTCTTTCGGCTCATCGAACCAATCGGCCGGGGGAAGATCGGGGATCGTGATCGTATACGTCGAAGCGGTGACGAGTTCTTCCGAGTCCTCGTCCTCTTCGATGTCGTCAGGCAACGGCTCGTCAAGGTACAATCGCGCTTCCGCGAAGGCGGGGATGTCCACCAGGTCGACAGCGCGGATACGCGCCCCAGCGGTAACAATCTCCTGCGTCGGAGTCATGCATGCGGGGTCAAGCTCGGCGTCTTCGGAGTCGCACTCTGCGGGAAACGTGTATTCGACCGTAAGCCCCGGCCCGTCCGGGTCCTCATCAACGATGATCGACACGCCTGCGAGCGTCCCCGGCTCGTCTTCGGTTCCCATCCTGCGCGCTGCTTCACGTCCCCTGCGTGTACTCAAGTCGATCACGCCTCGCGTGAATAGCTGTCCACCTTCGGCGCGCTCCACGGAGTCGAGTCGGCCGACAGTTTCCACGCGATCGGAGCCTGCGGAACCGTGGCCGCGTTCGTACTGATACCCGAGGGGAATCTCAAGAGAGGCAGTAGAACCTGGAGCCTGCCATGTCAGTGAATCCAGCGCAAAACCCCTGCGGTCACCCGACGAACGACCTTCAACAACGATCGGTCCGTGAATACCCGCCAAGCGTCGACCGGGCTTCGCAGTGCTTTCTGTTTCGGACGCGTACAGCGCTGCCATCTGCGCGAGCGCCGCCTCTTCCGTGTCGTGACAACCTTCGACTTCCCCGTCTTCAGTCTTGACCACCGCGAACTCACCCGAGCCGCAACCGGGGTTGCCCGTCTGAATCTCCCAAGGCATGGGTTGCTCCTCTTCGTAGGCTGCGGCGTTCAGTGTGAGTACCGCGCCGTTGTCGTTCAAGTTCAGGTCTGCGGGGTTGAACACCGCGAAGGTCGCGCACCGGCAGTTGATAACCTCCGCAGCGGGCCCCGTAGGGTCACCGGGGAATTGCAAGGGGAAACCGCCCACCGTAAACGGCTCCGTGAACGGCACCGTCTGCCTGTCCGCCTCGTGGTGTGTCGGCCGTGTACGTTGATCTTCGGTGGCCTGCCACTCCTTGCGCATGACACCGGACGGGATACCGTACGCGGATTCGAACCGCTGCATGGTGCCCATAGCGACCGTGTTGCGCGCCCCGTGCACCTCGGTTCGAGCGATCATCCGCGCACGACCCTCGGTCACCCCGACAGCATCCCGAACGCGAGCCGCGAGCTTCGGAATGGGCTCCCCTAGCTCGGTACCTTCCACGAGCGCCGCACGTGCATTGAACCAAAGCGCGTCACCGATGCCCACCAACCGGTTTTGCGCCTGCCGTAGGTACAGCTCCGTGTCGATTGCCTGGTCTGCCAGCAGTGTCAACGGGTTTCCCAGCGCTTCGGCGAGGTGCGCAACCGTGGAAACGCTCGCGTCCAGCATGTTCAGCTCAAGCGCGGGTGACAGCTCAGCTGCGACGTACGCCGCCCAGATAGTCACAACGGCGTCCATCGCGGTCTGATCGGCCTCACGCAGCGCGCGTTCGATGTCCTCAGTGTTCATCACTTCGATCATCGCCGCCGTGAGGCCAGCCATGACGAGCGCTTCGAACTCCTCGGAGCTGAGTTCGAGTTCTTCCAGTGTTTGCAGCGGGACGGTTGCCACTAGACCTCACCCGGATTCCTCGCCTGCGTGTTCGCGGGGTCTTCGGCACCCGCGTCACCTTCCGTCGACTCCGTACCCATTTCCGGAAGCGCCTGCGGTGGGTTCGCAACCGCAGCCACACCAGCGCTTCGAAGCTCAAGCTTCTTGGTCATGTCGTCAAGCTGTTCGGGTGTGGGCGCGTCTGATTCGGAGAACCCGGATTCACGACGGAGCGCCGCGCCGTTGATCTCCATGCGGTCGTACGCCAGGATCGCGTCATCAGACTTGTCAGGACGCTGCACGATCTCTGACGGGTCGTACCACATGACGATACGGCCACCGTTGGGCCCCGTCAGGAGGTCTTCGCTAAGCCGTTCCCCTTCGGCGCGAAGCACCGGGGTGAGGTATCCCTTCGTGAGCGCATGGCAGATCATTTCAGCGTCAGGCGCGATATGCAGCTTGATACCGGACTCTTCGACCTGCGCCGCTCCCCAGTGGTTCATGCCGGATACACCGAGGAGGAGGTCACTCGGGAGGTCAAGCGCGGTGGCAAGGCGACGAATCGCGCTTTCGCGCTGCGGAATCAGCTTGTCATCGATGGGATTCGACAGGTCGAGTGCCATCATGACATCTGCTAGTTTCGTTTCGGTGTTTTCCCCGAGGTCAACACCAACGGGCAACTTGAGTGCCGCTTCCGCGCTCATCGCGTCTTTGATGCCACGCGAGGCGACTTCGACCAGTACTTGCGCGAACGGGTCCTGCCCCTCAACACCTGCGGGGTTCGGCGTCTGCGGGAACGACAGCTTGCCACGGTCGTACAGGAGGATACCGTTCGACGCGAGGCGGGATACGGTCTCAGCCACGATGCGCTTATTGATGAGGTCGAGTTCACTCATCGACCCGAGCGCGTGCGCCGCTACTGAACACGCACGGTACGAGTAACGCTCGTCGGGACGCCAGAACCTGACGACCATCGTGTCAGAACCCAGATTGATCCATGCCCGTTGTGATTCGCCTACACGGAGTTGGTACACACCTTCACGCACACGAAGTTCGTCAGCGGAGTACACCGCCCAGATCTCTTCGCCGTCTTCGTCCTCGTGGCCGACCAGCCAGCCTTCGCCGGGAACGTTGTAATGGATGCCCATGAGTTTCATCAGCTGCGCCTGGCCACCGATACCGCCTGCGAGCCGTGCAACGGCGTCCGCTGCGGGTCCCTCGGCGATCGGCAAAGGCTCGTCACCGCCCGGTATGTACTCTGCGGCGAGGAGACGCACGCGTGAAAGCGCGTTGCCTTTCCAGTTGACCGCAGCCGAGAATTCCTCAAGCCGGTAGTAGTAATCCCACAGCTGGTCTTGCACGGAGGTGTACTGCGGGTTATAGGCACGGGAAGGGGACAGCACGGAAGCGGACGCTATGAGCGTGGTGCCGAATGCCGGAAGTCCCATGTGTTGTCCTAATCCCCGTCGATGCGCCCCAAGAATCCGACCACGGTTGACATCGCCAACCATGTGAGTATCGGGTAATCGAGTCCGTACGCCACCGATACTAGCACCGTGATCACTCCCGACACCCAGAATCCAAGGCACCACGGACATGAGAGCAGATACGCAAGCTTCGAATTCCAAAGCTCATCCTTCCCCCCGTCATGCTTGGCGTACCACCTGCGCTCAAACCACCAGCGCAGACGTTCGAAGACGGGTTCCGTGATCTTGTCAGAGGTGACTAGTCGTGTCACTCGGTAAGCCGCGAGCGATGCCAGCGCGACTAGCCACCACTCAGCCATTATCGGATTCATCCTTTGGCTTGCGCGGCCACGCCTTCACGGTCGCCAGGACGAGTGCGCCGAACGGGACAGACGCACCTAGTACCGCCTGCCATAGCGCAATTTCCTTGGCCTCGGCGTCAACATAGAACGCTACCAGCGCAATGATCGTTGCACCGAAGGCGTACACGGTTGCTCGGGTTCCGCTCATGACGGGCAGTCCGTTTCTAGATTCTGCACGTGCACCTTCACGTCATCGACGTCTGACCGGAGCGCACTAATCGCGCTATCGATCCTATCGAGTCGTTCGATGATGCCTGGTCGTTCTTCCGGGTCCCCCGGATATCTGGCGTCGCGCCCTGTGAGCACGTCGATTGCCGCAACGGTCTGTCGCATAGGTCTCCACACCTTCCCCACGATACCGCTGAGTAGCGCTGCCCCAACGATTCCCGCCGCAGTCCATATCTCGGGGTTTTGCAGCGTCACGAGATGCCCAGCAGTTTGTTCCAGCTCTTCGGTCCGCAGATGCCGTCAACCGCGAGCTTGTGCTTCGACTGGAACGATCGGAGCGCTTTTTCGACCTGCGGACCGAAGATGCCGTCAATACTGACCTTGTATCCCCGGGCGTTGAGCACGCCTTGCAGGATGCGAACCGCGAGCCCGTTGCTGCCGCGCCTGACTGTATCCATCTTGTCACCCAACCTGTTCTTTTCCGTGCTCGGTTTGCTTGGCTTGCTGGGCTTGCTGGGCTTCGCAGGTTTGCCGAGATCATCGATCCCCCACGATGCCGTGCTGTCGTAGTCGCGAGTGCTGCGCCCGTCCGGCCCGTTGCCCACCGACACGTGTGCGTGGCCCTTGTGTGCGTTGACGCCGTTGTAGTCCCGCGCTTCGAAGTTGTATTTCCGCTGGTAGATCTTCCGATTGAAGATCACGTAGCGCAAGTTCGGATGCGGATTCGCAACCAGATGACGCACGAACTCCGGGAGGTCAAGCCCATGATCGGGCTTGACATCGATGGCGCACACGACATCACAGCACTCGTTCGGGTTGTGATCCGAATACCCGCTCTGGTGAGACGCGTCCCCGATATCCCAGATAGTCGTATCGGGGTAGAAGTATTCGATCTCTGACGTGAGCACAACGAGGCTCTTTGCCAATCGCCAGTTACTAGACATGGCTGTCACCTCTGGATTCTCTTGTAGTCACCGTGTCACTCATCGGTTTACGGTAACACAGACGAGAGCACCGCTCTGACTTTCAGGCACACGAAAGCCCTGGACGTTAGTACCATCCAGGGCTCCGTTCGGATGACCTATGCTGCGAGCGTGCGCGTTTCCGCCTTCCGCAACGCGTCAAGTGCGATCCGCGACGCGCGCATCTTCGCAACCGCGAGCGCACCGGGGACGGCGGCGTACGACCCGTATGCCAGTCGGGAGAGATCAGGCCGGAACGCCACGTAGATGTTCGCTGACCAGTAGATTCGCCCCGCCAGCTCGTACACCTGCGAATAGGTGCGGTTGGTGCGGGCTTCGTTGGAGTAGTGGCGCAGGTGGCGGGTTTTGGTCTCGCTGGTCCAATCGTTCGTCTCTTCGACGGTCACCCAGGTATTGACGTTCATCATCGGTCATACTCCTTGTGGTCCTCGCACAGCGTGTACCCGTCCGAAACAGTAACGCACCCGTAGAAAGAGCACACATCGTAGTCATAGCACAGGTCTGCGTACACATCCCATGCCGATTGCGCCCACTGGTCGTCACTGTCGGAGTTGGAGCGGTCTGCCGCTGCCTGTGCACGCTTTGATTCGTTTTCTGCCGCGAGGAGTTTAGCCAGTTCTCGGTTGTTCATCTTCATGTCCTCTCATCGTTGTCTCTACCCTACACCGTTCCGGGCTTTCCCGCTACCTCAGGGCCCCACAAAATAATTCCTGAAAACTTGTCCCGGAACCCTTGACGGTCGAGCCCGCACGGCTTACCTTTGAGAGGTACCACAAAGACCCACGACGCAAAGGACAAGATCATGGAGCAGGTTAAGCAGGTTTGCCGTAAGTGCCTGGAGTTCGGTACCCCGGTAGTCACCAAGGAGTGGAGCAACCCTACTCGCAGACTCCACTGGTGCGCGAAGCCCAAGTGCGTTGAAGACTCCGAACGCTACTAGACATCAGCCCCAGCAGCCGAAGAGGCCGAAGGTTCACAACCTAACCGGGGCACTCAGTAACACAACGATCAAAGGATAAAGACCATGAGCACGCTCGCACTCCTCAACCAGGCCACCACGATGCGCAACCTCGACCGGAACCGAGCCGTTCGCGCCCGGCAGTCCGGTGACCTCAACAACGCCGCTCGATTCGCCACTCTCATGAACGCATGGGAGATGCGGGCCCGAGCCTACGCCAACGCGGTCGGTACCCGGCTCGTGTCAATGCCGGACAACCCGACGGCCCTCGTCCCCGAGGTGTTCCTCACCCGACTCCCCCGCTAGGAATCGCTGATGACCATGACGATGATTCCGCCCGTCGGTGGCGATCACAAGCTGTTCACACCGATCATCAAAGAACGCGACGGGTACCGCTGCACAAGCAACTGCGGCCGGACGCCACCCGCGAAAATGCTCAAGGTGGTCCGACGCGTCTGGTTCAAGCCGGACAGCTACGACAACCTGGAAACGATCTGCCAGTGGTGCGCACGCGAACAGGACAGAGACTAGCGACCTGTTAAACTGAACACGCCGCAAGGCTATGCGAAGGGTCCGACATCGGGGGGATGGCGGGCCCTTCTAGCGTGTCAGACGAGTACCGAGCGGCGTCGGGATGGAGAACGGCAAGCCTTCGATCTGCGGCCCTCCGAAGTGGCTGTACGTTCCTGAGATCTCATCCAAGCGCGCACCTGCGTACGCCTGCCTGGGGTCGTGCGCCTCAGGGTTACCGGTCCCGTCGTAGAATGCGAGAAGTAGGGCGTCAGCGATGTCAGGGGAACGTCCAAGGCGTTCCCGCACTTCGTCTTTCTTCTCGATCTTGATCTTGCCCGAACTGTCGACGATCTCATAACGAGGCGTGGTCAGCTCCGCAATGGCATCATCATCGAGGTTCGCCAGCGACCACAGTTCGTTACGCGACAACTCACGGCCATTCCACCACGTTTCCGCACGCAGGTTGAGGAACCGCTTCGGCTGTGTCGACCGGGAGGCGAAGTTCAGCCCCCTCACAGTGCATTTGCTGCCTCGCTCTTTGAGCACTTCACGCAAACGTCCTGCGACACCCCACCCGATGCCCGCAACGTCGATCTTGACCTTTTCGAGGTTCCATTCCTGAATGAGGTTCGCGAGCCTGCCGACCGTCTTCATGGGGTCGGTGTCTGCGAAGCTCTCGATACGGCGCACAGCCGAACCTACGCGCTCAACCAGGACTGTACGGTCACCGCCACCACCAACGTCAATACCTCCGATGCGAACCGCTTCGGCGTTGTACGCAGGTTCGATGTACCGACACTGAGCGGCATTCTGCTCCGGGATCACGCGCCACGGGTCAGCGCTGGCACTGGGGAACTCCCCAAGGCACTTGGCCGCGAACAGTGCGGAGTCCTCACCCCAGGCGCGCCTGCGGTCCTCTACCCAATCCGGGGAGATCAGCTCTTCCAGGATGTTCTGTGGCACCTCCTCGCCGGTCACGGCGGGACTGTGCCTGTACGACACGTGGATGACGTTGAACGCACTGTCAGGTTTGCAGGCATCGGCGAACGGCCCTGTGGTGAGGTCAGGGTTCCCGATCGTGAGGATGCGCGCGTTCGCGTTAGACGCGATCGACT